CTTTTCCCACCGTGCGATCAAGGCGCGCTGTTGGTCGGCCGTCCGGAGCCCACTGGTGATACGAGCGCCTCCACCTTCCAGAAGCTTCTTGACGTCATCCGAAGACCACGATTGGCGCGTCTCGTAGCTTCGAGGGGTTCGCCTTCCAGGTGTACGAGACGGGGTCGGAGTCCTTGAAGGCGCAGATGGGGGGACGAACGTTTCAAGAGGCTTCGCGTTGAGCGCGGCAATCGAAGCATCGTAGTTCGCCATCTCCTCCTTCTTTTTGCGCATACCGTCCTGAAACACCGCGGTCGGGTTCTCAACCATCCCCAGGGACCGGCCCAGTCGCTTGCCGTCAGCTGCCCACCCGTCGAGGCTAAAGACCCCGTGCCGGAACGATCCGTCGCCCCTCACCCGCGCATCCAAACCAGCATCAGTCTCCATGTACATGTCAGAGTACTCGATGCTAGCTTTGGTGCGCTTCTCCTCAAGCTCAGCGATCATGGCCTGGCGTCGGGCGTGGGCCATGCGGTACAGCTGGTCTGCAGCGTTACCAGTGGCACCAGCGAAGGCGTCAATTCCAGGCACAGCACCAAGTGCCTGGGACCCAAGAGACCCGGCAGCATCAGCAGCCTTGTTACCGAAGTTCTGGGCATCCTGGAGGGTGGTGACTGAGTCAGCCAGGCTCTTGTCAACACCCTGAAGAACCTGGTCAGCTGCAGCCCACGTTTCTTGCATCCGACCGTAGATCGCCACCAGAGCCACGATCGCTACGGCCGCAGCAGCCGCGCCAAGAGGGATGGCACGGAGCGCTAGCATCATTCCCTTGGTGCCAGCACCAAACAGGGCCGAGGCCACCGTGGCAGCACCCAGAGCGCGCTCGAGGGCGATGAGCTCAGCTACCACCGTCATGATGGCGCCCAGCTTCAGAGCGGCGTAGAAGACGCCAATCCCGATCGCCGCCAGCTTCAGAAGCTCAAGGTTCTCAGCCAGGATCTTGAAGAACCCGCCAATCGCCTCGCCGACTGTCCGGAGCGTCCCGTCTTCGCTCATCTGCTTGAATGCGTCACCAAGCGCCTTTGCCCCGGCAGCCAGACCTTCAAAGATCCCGCTCTCGGCCAGGATGAGCTTGGCCTTGTCGAGCTGGCTCAGGAACTCGTTGAACGCAGCGTTGGCGGACCTGGCAGACTGCGGGATCTCCTTGTCCAGCTGGTCGGCGAACTTGGCCAGGAAGACGTCCGAGACGAGTTGTCCCTGCTCCATCATCTTAAAGAGCACACCAGTCGTGACGCCCATGGCCCTGGCAGCGATCTGGACAGCACCTGGCAGGCGCTCGCCGAGCTGGCCACGGAGCTCTTCCGCCGAGACCGTCCCCTTACCGATCATCTGCTGCACGGCTAGGAGGCTGTCTTTGAGTTGCTCGTTCGTCAGACCGTAGGCGGCGGCCGCGCGGGTGAGCGACTCGAAGACGTGGCGTTGGCCCTCACCTTCAAGAGAGGTCCCTTTCGCCGCAGCCGAGAACTGGACGTATGAGCCGGTGATGTCCTTGATCCGGAAGCCCAGCCTGTTTGCCACCTGCTCGGCGTAGGCCAGCTCCTTGTTGGCCTGTTCCTGGCTGCCTGTGACGATCCGCAGAGCCTGGTTGAACCCGCGGAACTGGACCTCGGTCTGGGCGATTGATCTCAGACCTTCGATGGCCCCGATCGCCAACAAGAGGTTGCGTAGGCTGGTGAGCTTGTCAAAGAAGCCTGATGCCGATCGCTGGGCGTTCTCAAACGGCCTGGACCGGCTGACCCTGTCCATCGAAGCTTCAAGATCTTTGAGGGTCGGCTTCCCGCGAGCCAGACTGGCAAGATGGCGATCGATCCCGGTCCGAGCCTGGGCCCAGGCGTCGAACGACTGCTTCCCTGCCCGTTGGTTGGCCTCGCCAGCTTCCCTGGCCTTGGCCTTGATGCTGTCGAGCTTCTTGGCCGCTCCGTCAGCAGCGGGTGCAGCCTTTCCAAGACCTTCAGCCGTCTGCTTGCCGGCTGCGGCTCCGGCATCACCGACCTCTTTGGTCTTCTTCTTGATGTTCTCAAGGGAGCGGACGACGCGGTCTTCACCAGCCTTCGCACCGCTGGCGTCGATCCCGATCTCAATGCCGTGATTTTCGTCCGCCACCCTGGCGCTCCTTTACCTGGGCTTCTTGCTCTCCTGCTTCGTTTTCTCTGCAAGGAGGTTGAGGAAGCTCCGGTCGACCTTCTCGATCACGTCCCACAGGAACTCCCGGCGATTAGGTCCCATCTCATAGTCGTCCGCGTAGGTCATGACCTCGCGGTAGGAGATGGGGCCTGCACTGAAACCCCTGGGACGGGTAGTGGAAAGCCGGTTGAAGGCCTTCCACACCCAGTCCCATTCAGGTTCGATGACCGGTTGGTCGTCGAGTGCCTTTACTGGGATGCCTTGCTGTCGGTAGTGCTCGAACGCTTCGACGTGCTCCCCGTACTGGATCCCCCACTCGAGGACTCGGACGAGTTTCCCGACGCGTCTTCGACCTGGTCCCTGCGGAACGCTTCATAGGTCGTCATGACGGTGATGATGTCCTCGAGGAACTCGGGCCGATCTTTGAAGATCTGCTCGGCCAGGACCGGGGTGAACTCCGGCGCGTCACCGCCACGCCAGCCGACGATCCCGCCCTCAGAGACGGTGTAGGCCATGAGCTCCTTGTTCTGGTCTGCGGTGAGCTCGCGGTTGCGGCCCATGACCTTCATTTCCTGGAGCTTGCGGGACCTGGCCATCTCGACCTTCTTGGACGAAACGTGGCGGATCGTAACGAAGAACCCGTCGCCGAAGTCAACCTCGGCGCCATCCTCCATCAGAGTGCGGTCCACCTGCGTGTAACGATCAAAGAAACCCATGTCTGACTCCTGTCGGTAGAGTTGTCGGTTTAAGAGGGGACGGCCCGGACGCTAGCCGACATCCAACGCCCGGGCCGATCAGCAGCCGAAGCCACCGATAGGGTTACGGAGCGCGCGTGATCATGATGTCGGTGACGACGCCGCCTGTCGGGTCGTACAACGCCTTGCCCTCGATGGTCTGCATGATGTCGGAGTTGTTCCCGGAGGCGTTCGCTTCGACGTTGCGGAAGCGGAGCTTCGGGAGGCGGATGGTGTAGCTGTTCGTGCCGTCGGACAGGACCAGGGTGAGGTTGTTGTTCGCCCGGCTGAGGAGCTTATCCATCTGTTCGAACGTCTCGAAGTAGGCGTCGAACGAGAGGGTGACCTCACGCATGCCGTACCCGATCCCGTAGCTGGCCAGCTGGCCGTGGCCGGGTTGGTAGCGGCAGTTGTTGCTGACCGAGAGAGCGAACCGGCTGACGATCAGCGTGGTGGTGTCACCGGTGATCGTGAAGCTGGTCATGTCGACCATGGACAAGACGCGGTTGCCGGCCGGTGCGGTGATCGAACCCGTTCCGATGATGCTCGTGCCGCTATTGAGCAGCGCTGAGGCCATGATTTCAATGGAGCCCGACAGGCGTCCGCCGACCTGGCCCTCGATCGAGAAGCCGTTGTACCGGGCGCCGGTGAGCTTCTGGAACTTGTTGGAGCCGCCGGCGCTCATGGTCTTTTCGATCGTGAACGACCGTTCGACCGTTCCGCCCTTCAGGACGTTGGTGGTCCACGTCCCTCGGAGAACCGCCTCGAAGATCTCGTCGAGCGCGGTCTCCTTGGCGAAGTCGTAGGGGATCGAGCCGCCTGCTTCCTGGCTGACCGGGATGAGGTCAGCCAGCGAATAGTTCGGGTTGATCTCAGCCGACTCATCGTATCCGATCTTGGGGTTGAGCGACTCGCCGTTGACACGGAGCCGCTTGAGCACCGGGTTGGCGGGGGTCACGCCGAACGTCGTCTCGAGGATGTGGGTGAGGGTCAGGCTGTTGGCGTTGCCGAAAGTGGGCATCGAGCAGGCTCCTTAAGCGATGTGGTCAATCTCGACAGGGATCGAGACGACCTGACAGTAGCGGTCATCCTCAGGCCGTTCAAAGGTGTAGGGTTCCTTCACCAACACGTCCTGATGAGGTGCTGCTGAGGCGACCATGGCGTCCCGCCAGATCTTCTCCACAGCCGTGGCGATCCTGGACACGGCGCCGTCTCCTACGTCGGCTTGCCCAAAGACCTCGATGAACACCCGTCCGAGGCGCCTCCTGCGACCTTGGTCGGTCCCCACCCCGATGAGGCGAGCCTCACCAAGCTGGAGGGAGAACCGCATCCAGGTGTCATTGACCCCGAATGACCTCCCCTCGTTAGGCACCGTCAGAGGAAGCTGATCAAGAGTCACTTCGCCGGCCTTCTGCTGGCGGAACCACTCTCGGAGCGTGTTCCGGGCGTCAACCAACTCCATCACGTCACCTTGAACTGCAGGCCAATCCGATCCAGGGTGAGTCGGACCATCCCCTGAGGCGCCTGAGTCGAAGAGCGCCCGTTCTCAAGGGCGAGGATATAAGGCAGATTGTTGGTTATGTACACAGTCCCTGGGCTGGACAGCTCGTTGACTGTGGACCGACCCTGGTCAATGGTGGCGGAACCGCCCTTGTCTTTCCGTTCCCAGTCGTGACCCTGTTTTGGCGAGCCGATCGTGACCTGCCAGTTGCCTCTGGCCCTACCCGTATCCACAGGCGTCATGTTGACGATGCCTTCGAGGCACTGAAGGGCCACTTTTTTCTGAACGACTAGAACCTTGTCACCGATCTTTCGGCGAACGTCGTTGAGGTTGACGCTGAAGGTGGCACGGATCACGGCTTGGTCACCCCGACCACCATGAGCATGATCCGCGACCCCTCGGGGTTGATCTGGGCAGCTTCGATGATCTTCCACGTCGTGCCAGCGTGGATGAGCAGGTTATCGATCTTGGCCTCGGCTGGCCCCTTGTAGACCAGCACCGCCTCGTAAGTCTTGTTCAACCGGTCAACCAGAGCCTTGGTCTCGGTTCGCAGAGCCACACCTGGCGAGTCAGTGGTTGCCTGGGTACGGTCGCCATTAGCATCCACGTCGCCCAGCGTCACCACCCTCAGCGTGGCCACGGCCCCGAACTTATTCATCAGGTTCTTGGCCAGCTCGTCTAGCCGATCAAAGAAGGCGGTGTCAGTCATGCGTAGGACCTACGAGCGGTCTGAAGGCCTAGACCTCCAGACTGGCGGATCCACGGCTTCAGAAGGCCGAAGACGGTGGAGTTCATCGGAACGTAGCTGGAGCTCTGGTCCGCGTACTCCGTCTCTACCTCGCCGACGCCTTCGAGCTTTTCGCGGATCTTGAGAACCTGAACGTCGCCCAGCGGGCTGATGCTCAGGTCTCCAAGCGCGGCTTCCTTTGCCAGGATGAGCTGGGCCTGTTTGACAGCATAGGGAACCTCACCGACCTCGGTCGTCGGCAGGACCATAGTTTGCGAGGATGAAATGGACACGCCCAACCAGGGCGGTACCGCATTGAGGTAGTCTGCGGCCTTGATCAGGGCAGCCGCCTTGTCGTCAGCGTCGGCAGTAACACCTGCCCAGTCCGACTCACCGCGAAGAGCATAATAGGCGTCTGCCTCACCGACGGTGGCATAGCTGTTGGCGTTCTCAACGCCGGTGCCGTCTTCGACAATCAAGGGCATGTGCGCACCTCCGAGGTCGGCCAACCGAGGACAGGGACTAAGCTTCCTCGGTTGGCCAGCTGGTTACGGCGCGTCGGAGGTCAGTCTGACCTCTTCCCACTCGTCCTTGAGTTCGGGCGAGTAGGCTTCGAAGGTGTAGTCCGGGATCCGGACCACGAACCCGTCGGCCTTGCGCTTGTACATCTTCCCCGGCAGATCGCGGTCGTCGACCAGCCCGGCTTCGGACAGCTCGCGTGCTCGGGCCACCGAAACCTTGCTGAGGTCGGACGGGATCTTGACGACGGAACTGAGCTCGGCCAGACGCTTCCGATGGTCCTCGTCCTGGGCGAAACCGACCAGGTCTTCGGGCTTCTTGGCGTCCGTGAGCGAGCGCTCGGGGGCCTCGGCTGCCGGCTGAGCGACCGGCAGCTTGCCATCGGCTTCATCAGCCATGGCTTAGACCTCCTCGGCCGCCGCAGCCTTGCGGGCTTCGACGATCTTGGCGGTGATCCCCTCGACCGAGGTCGAGCGGCCAAGGTCGATGGACTCGGTCTCTGCAACCTTGCGGAGGCCTTCCTCGTCCAGCCCAGCCAGGCCGTCGTCGAACGAGGCTTCATCCTCGTCCTCGTCGACCTTGTCAGGCGTCGGCGGCCCGACCTTCTCGGCGAAGGTCTTGGTGATCTTGTTGATGATCGTCGACCGCTTGGCCGAGGCCGGGACGGTCAGACCGAGGCTGGCGGCGGCGGCGCGGAGCTGCTCATCGTTCATGCGCAGCAGGTCCAGGCCGTTCACGGTCGGCATGACGTTGCTGGTGCGCATCCCGATCTTGGCTGCGTTCATCCCGCCCTCTTCCGAGGACTGGCGATCGAACCGGCGATCCGCTTCCTGGCCACCGACCGGCTGGTCGATGTCAAGCAGGTGAGCGAGTTCCCAGGCGGTCGAGTCTGCGCGGACCTCGAGGCCGCGGAGCACGGCCTGGGCTTTCAGCTCGTCGAGCGACATGCCGGCAGCATGCGTGCCGTTGAGCTCACCGGCCAGGTCCGACCAGTCGAGTTCGGCCAGCTCTTCGTCCTTATCGGGAAGGGCGACCGGGACGATCTTGTCGGCTCCGAAGATCGCCACGAGGGCGGTTCCTTCGTTGACGTACTGACGGGCCTGACCTTCGGTCAAGGCAACGATGACCTTCTCGGCCGGCTCGTCTTCGTTGCGGAAGTGCGGCAGGCTGCGAAGGCCAACATGGTGACCCTCGGCGCGGAGCTGGTCAGCGACGTTGGTCATGGCGACGATGGCGGCAGCGGAAACTGCGGCCTGGAAGACAAGGATCTTCATGTGGACGTAACCTCTTTGTTATGCAGTACCGGTTGGCGGGCGACCGAAGTCGCGCGACCACGGTTTAGACGCGCGAACGGATCCGGACGCCGGGCAGTTGCTTGACGTCGCTGGTCTGGTTGAGCCAGTTGGCAGCGGTGGCGACGGCCGCGGCAGTCGGGTTGACCCCGCCACCGGACATGTCCCATGCCATCCCCTGGATCGCGAGGCTGTACGCGAACTCCGCCTGGTAGCGGTACATGATGTTCTCGAAGCCCGAGAGCTTCTCGAAGATCAGTTCG